GTGGTTTCTTGATTAATATCAAAGAACCACATTGGGACCACCTTGGATATCACTCTTGTGATATCCTCGTTGGTCTGTTCTGCGAGTGAAGAAGTATCCCAATCGGGTCCTCCTTCTTTCTCGTAATATGTCCACACTACCTTTTGGTATGTGTCGACATACTTTCTCGTGTTAAACACCTTTGGTGCATTAACTCCGAGTAAGAGCTCCTGGAGAAGGTTTCCTCTGGTAGCTCTCTTGACGAAATCTTCTACTGATAGAATTCCGTCGTCCGCGGCGAGGGCGATAACCCTCCTCGCGTTGTCCTGAGCCTGTGGGTAGCGATCTTTCACTTCCCACCAGCTCATTGCGTTGATATAGGTTGGATAATCATTCAACCTGTCAACGAGGTCCTCCTGAAAGCGTAGAATATCTTCCACGCCTCGAGAGGAAGTGTTCGTGTTGAGTGTCCGGAAAATCCGGCAGTCCTTACGAACATCTATGCCCATCAGTGCCTTGTATACAATCCACTGGGTGGGCTTAGGGGACTTGAGAAGGAAGCTTTTTAGCTCACTTTTCATCCCCAGACCATACCCTCCTACGCTAGTAGGTAGGTGTATGTTTGCAAACGCACGGGGGTTTACCGCCTTTCTAGGTAGTAGGCTTCCCATGCGTTCGACGAAGAGGGCCCGAATACTGGCCTTCTTCGTTTCACTGAAGAATCGGTTGTCTTTTGGCAACCATTCTAAAGTGCCGCCAAGTTGTTGAGATTTACCAATCGCAACATTCTTGTTATCCTTCTTAATGAGGGTCGATTGACCTCTCTCAAGAAGGCGAACCTTCACTGAGTCAACAATAACCGATAGGTTATGGTCCTCGTTGAAGGGTTTTCCGTATTTCAGATTTGTGAGGTTTATTAACCTCTCTGTGTAACGGACACAAATCTTCGAGTAGCCGTGCTGTCCCGGAGAGATGTGGGAACCTGCACTCAGATGTATCTGGGTGATCAGGTTTAGGTAGCGCCACGGTCCTCTAGCGAGGTGATCGTCGCCACCAATGTGGACATACCTCCAATCCCGATAGGGTGCGGGGGTGTTGTCCCTTAGAACTTCCTCCTCTACCTCTAGGTAGCGAAGGAAGGCGAGTTCCTCAATCGATAGATTGAGCAGCGTTAGCGATGGCTTAGCGATAGCTTCGCCCATCATAATTCCTTGCTTCGAGACGATAGTCTCGAAGTCTGGAAATTGTACTATTCTTGGCCCGATAAGGCTCAAGACTAGTGAAACATATTCGGGACGGGACGATAGTCCATACCCGTTTATGAAACCGGTCAACAGTGACTTTGTCACTGCCCAGTTTTGCGCGTTGGTAGCGTCCTTTAGGTCACTACTCAGCACGTACTCCGTCGGACCGGCCCTCTTAATCGGTAGATCAAGTTGTGGCCTCTTCAGACGGCAGAGTCCCTTCACAGCCTCAAATGCTTGATCCTGTCGGTGAAAGCTTGAGAAAACTGAAGGGTGGTACTTCACGGCTTCAACCAATAGGTGAGCCAGTGGAGCTTGAATGACGTTAAGCCAGTATTCTGACAGCGTCACGTGTCGGGCCTTGTTTCCCATCTCTGGGACAACTTCGGTCCGTAATACGGGGATTGGGGAGTATTCTCTCCAAGCCACGTACATCAACTGGTTTCCAAGGACTTCATCAAGCCCTACAAACCGGTTCCCCAAATCCTTTATTAAGGAGTAGGGTGTCAGGAAGGGTTCTTCGGTTTCGAGGACCTCTTTCCTGAATAACGTCTTCCATAAAGGGATTCCCTCTATGTGGGACGCCAGACCAAAAGGAGTATCCTCCATTTTGGTCTCGACAGGGACAACAGTTAGTATTCTAACCATTGCCTCTGTGACAGCTTTCGCCTGAGCACCTTGTGCCACAGGGAAGTTGTATTCCCCCGAGGACGTAACACTAATGTGACACGATCCTCGAGGAATGGCCGTTGATCGGATGGTCTTACAAATTCCTCCGATTCTACGGGCAGCCATGCCCAGTTTGACTATCGTCTCTGGATCTGGCTTGAAATCCTGCTGAAGAACATCTTTGAACTTCTGGCGGGATTTAATCTCTGTCTTGGCTCCCATATATGGGAGCTGCCGGCTAGAGATTAAATGGGAGACATGTTGCATTAGCAGCATGCTCCTGTCACCTTCCCGAACCCTTCTAGGGACCTCGAGTCGGTTTAACCTGGTAAAGATGTTACATCTCCCAGGTACCGGTACCGTGCCAATAGTCACGGTCTCGGCCATGAGATGGAAGAGGTGATTACCCCATTCCTTCCACATATCTACGAGGAGGGATAAATTATCCGCTCCTACGCAGAAGACCTTCCGGACCACATCTCTGAGGATCCGGGAGTCGTCTGACTTAAAG